CACCTAAACCTTGACCCTTCAATCGTAGGACCTGCTCTTCGTCGTCTTTCTGAGACTGACAGCACTCTTGCTACAGAAGTAGTTAAGGCTCTCGACAGCGCAAATGCTGTTGCTGAGACAAACGCCGTATTCACCGAAGTTGGTTCAGACGCTCCTGTTGCTACTGACGACGCTTTCTCAAAGATGGAAAACCTTGCTAAGGCTGCAGTTGCTAACGGCACTTCACCATCATTCGAGTCTGCAATCATGTCAGTTGCTCAAAGCAACCCTGACCTCTACTCGGCATACCTTAACGAGAAGGGTCGTTAATAATGGCTTACGAACAGAATCCATATGCCATCAAGATTACGCTTGTTGCTGACTCTAGCCTTTCGGCTTCTAGTCAGTTCCTATTCGTAAAGACTGGTGCTGCAATCACTAGTACCACTTCGGCTGTTGCCGTTACTGGCGCTACAGACCGTCCAATTGGTGTTCTTCAGAACCAACCAGTTATTCGTTCATCAGGTTACTCAGAAGCAGAAGTTACTGTTTCTGGTGTTACCAAGGTAGTTGCTGGTGGAAACATCTCAATTGGTTCAATTTTAACAACTAACGCTTCAGGACAGGCTGTTGTTGCTGTTCCTGGAACAGACACGACCAAGTTTATCCTTGGAACAGCGCTTACTGCTGGTGTTAGCGGAGACTATGTCACTGCTGTCATCAACTGTGGTGCTGCTAGTCGTGCGGCTTAAGGTAGAAAGGACTAACCCATGCCACAGCCAAACGTAAATAATGTTCACATTGACGCAATCTTGACTAACATCTCGGTTGCTTACATTCAGAACACAGCAAACTTCATTGCCGACAAGGTTTTCCCAACGGTTCCTGTTGACAAGAAGAGCAACCTGTACTTCAAGTACACCAAGGATGACTGGTTCCGTGACGAGGCTCAACGCCGTGCTGACGGAACTGCATCTGCTGGTTCAGGCTACGGACTGACCACCGACAACTACACGGCTGACGTGTACGCCTTTCACAAGGACATTGGTGACCAGACTCGTGCTAACGCCGACAACCCACTGAACCCCGACATGGAAGCAACGCAGTTTGTAACTCAGCGTTTGCTCCTTCGTCGTGAAGTTCAATGGGCAACTGACTACTTCACCTCAGGTGTTTGGGGAACTACCGTAACTGGTACGACTGCCGCAAACGTCCTTGGTACGATTTGGAATGACTACGTTCTTTCACCTACGTCATACACTTCAGACCCAATTGCCGAAGTAGAAATCGCAAAGGCAACCATTCTGCAGACCACTGGTTACGAGCCAAACACTTTCGTGTTGGGCTACAAGGTATTCCAGACTCTTAAGAACCACCCTTTGCTCGTTGACCGTTACAAGTACACCCAAGCCGGTGCAATTGTTACCGAGGACCTTCTCGCTCAATTGTTCGGTGTTGACCGTGTACTCGTCGCTAAGGCAGTAGTAAACACAGGTGCAGAAGGACTCAACGCTCCTGGTAACGAAACTATGAACTTCGTTGCTGGTAACTCTTGCCTCCTTTGCTACACCGCTCCAAACCCAGGTCTTATGACACCTTCTGCTGGTTACACATTCATGTGGACTGGCGTTTCTGGTGGACTAGGAACAACTGTTGGTGTTTCACGCTTCCGTTTGGAAGAGTTGAAGGCTGACCGTGTTGAAGGTGAAATCGCTTTCGACAACAAGGTTGTTGCTTCAGACCTCGGTTACTTCTGGGCTGGAATTACTAACAACTAGTAGTTATGCCTAAACCTACCTTTTCACACCGAGCCGTTATTGACTTCACAGACAGTGACGGCTCGGTGGTGAAGGCTGGTGACCTTTGCTCAAACCAAAATTGGTCTTGGCAAGGACAGCAGTACGTTGAACAAAAAGGCTGGGTCAAGCCTTTGAGTGGAAAAGAAATCGCCACCATGACCGCCGAATACGAGGCTCAAGAAGCCAAGGTACTTGCTGAAAAAGTCGCCAAAGAAGCCGCAAAAACCGCAAAAACCACCCCTGCAAAGAAAGCCTCAAAGAAGGCTGTAGCAGATGAAGCACCAGCCGATGAAAC